GATACCCCGTTAGCACCAACTCCTGAACCAATAACTGACAGAGTTCAAAGCGTTATGGAGTCAAGAGAAAAACAAAACAATGGTAAGTACTCTGCATTGAACAAAGAAAAGGTAACTATAGATTCATCTGATGGCTCAAGTGCTGCTCAGTTTACAAAACAAACTGATAAAGAAAATGGTAAACAAAAGTTTAAGCAATACAATGTATTTAGAGATAAAGATGGTGGAGCAAGAATGCAGATTGATGTAAAAACAAATACAGGAAATAGTAGAACAAGGACTATTACAAACCCTAAGAAAATAGAGAGAAAGCTCGAAAGAGTATTAAGACGAAATGAAATGTAATTTTTTCATATCTTTGTATAATTAATAATCAAATAAAATTAAATTAAAATGGCAAACGAACAAGTAACACAGGAAGAATTAACAAAAATTCAAGAATTAAACTCTGAGTTTAACAAAGCAAAAATGGCAATTGGAGATGTTGAATTACAAAAGCAACAAATCATTCGTCATATTGATGAATTAAAAGTAGAATTTGCAGCACACGAAAAAGAATTAATTGAAAAGTATGGTGCAGATGCAATCATTAACATTCAAACCGGAGAAGTAACTCATAAAACAGACTAAAAGAAATGGCAAAGATTAGTACATACCCGCAACCAACTCCTCCACAATTAGGAGATTATGTTATTGGAACAGACATCAGTGATTTGTTAATGACAAAGAATTATCTTTTATCAGATATAATTACTCTTGCTACTACTACTAATCAATTTGTAACAATTGTTGGAGCACAGACAATAACCGGTTCAAAAACATTTGACTACGGAACTTCGACAGGTGTTTTTGCTCCTGTAATAATCAACTTGCCGGCTCAAACTCAACCTTCATTTTCTCCTGATGCGTTATTAATTCAGATAAATGGACAAGTTCCATCAACTACTCCCGGTGCTATTGGTGGGGTTAATGTTCAAGCACATCTTCTTGATAATATATGTTATTATGCAGATTTGTTTGGAGATTCAGGTGTATCAAGAGGTATTGTGATTATTAGTTCAGATTCCCATAATGGTAACTTTTTAGAGTTTACAAAGAAAATAACTTCTCCTGCTTCTGATGTTTTAAAATTTAGCGTTGGTTCTGAAGGTAATACTCAAGTTACCGCTTCATCAGGTTATGCTTTTCAAGCAACAACAGGAGCTTTAGCTACAGACATCGGTATATATACAGGTGCTTATATTGGAACAGGTATTTTAACAGGAACCTATGGCGGTATAGCTATTGATGCATCAGCAAGTGCATTAGGTGGTATAGCTGTTAAAGCAATAGGGAATAATACTGCTACAGGTTTGTACTTAAAAGGGCAATTGAGTATTGAAGGGGATGTAGGAAGTGCAGGAGAAATATTTAAAAGTAATGGACCGGGAGTTTCTCCTTCTTGGGTTCCTGAGAGCAAAGGTTATTTTTATAATTCTGCAACTCAAACTTTTATTACTGCTAACGTAGGAGTTCCTCTTACTTTACCATTATATATTCCTGATAATACAAGTGGAATTTCAGTTGTAACTGATGGTTCAGCTTTGAATAGAATTACTTTTTCAGTAGCAGGAAGTTATAGAGTATCTCCTAATATTACTATTGTAAATACAGTTACTCCTAATGCTTCAGTATATGTGTGGTTGAGAAAGAATGGAGTTGATTTATCTCTTACAGCAAGAGTATTTACAATAGGAAATGTTTTAGTATATCAAAATTTCAGTCTTGACTATGCTGTTTCTGTAGCTGCTAATGATTACATACAAGTAATGTGTAGTGCAACTAATGCAAGTCTTTTAATTGCGGCAGAAAGTCCAACAGTATATAGACCGGGAATCCCTTCATCTGTTGTTACCATTAACAGTATTTAAAATAAAATGAAATGGCAAAAATATCTACTTACCCATCAGCGGATAACCCCTTATTATTAAGTGATAGGCTGATAGGTACAGAAGCTATTAGACCTGTGCCATCTCCGACTCCGCTTGCGACTAAAAACTTTTCGTTAGCGGATTTGTTGAATTTGTTTTCAGCTAATTTTCCTGCTGCTACTTTACAGGCAGTTCTTAATGCCGGGAATACAGCGACTCAAAATATTACACTTACAGGAACTATTACTACCACATTAATTAAGCCTATAAATATTGAGGACACAAGTGGAAGCCAAGGATTGACTTTTCAAGTTCTTAGTAAAGGAACCTCAAGTATTAATTGGGTTAGTATGCCCGTTGACACTCTTCAGGCTGTATTAAATGCAGGAAATACTGCAACTCAAAACATTACTCTTATTGGGGATATTACCTCAACAAAAATAATCCCGGGAAATATACAAGATGAATTAGGATTCATTGGAACATTAGGACAATTCCTTTCTAAAACAGCAACCGGAATCAGATGGGTAAATACTCCTGCTTATGCAACTCCAACTTTAGGAGATGTTGTAGCTGTAGGAGATACTGCCAATCAAGATATATTCATAAATGGATTGCGTATTGGTAGAGGAACCGGAAGTGGAATTTATAATACAGCTTTAGGATTTTTAACATTAGGAGCAAACACTACAGGTTTTAGTAATGTAGGTGTAGGAGCTTTTACTTTAGTAGGTAATACAATAGCAGCAAGAAATACTGCTGTTGGATATGCTTCATTATACACAAATATAAGTGGAAATAATAACACTTCTGTTGGTATGTTCTCTCAATATCTTTCAACTATAGGTATTGGGAATGTATCTTTAGGATATGGAACATTACAAACCAATGTCGTTGGTAATTTCAATACAGCTTTAGGATATAGAGCTTTATTAACCAATAAAGCAGATAAGAATACTGCGATTGGAGCTGAAACAATGTTTTTTAATTCAACAGGTACATTCAATACCGTTGTTGGTCAGGAAGCATTAAGAGCAAGTGTTGCAGGAAGTTATAACTCTATTGTTGGTAATTTTTCATTATTAAATGCTGAGGCAAGTTATGTATCAGCTTTGGGTAGAGATGCCGGTAGATTCTCTTCGGCAGGAAATTTACTCACAGCAAGTGAAAGTATATTTATAGGATTCAACTCAAAATCACTAAACACATCTTCAACAAATGAAATTGTGATTGGTGCAAATGCTGTTGGAGAAGGAGATAATACTGTTACATTGGGTCATACTACAATTATATCTACTCGATTAAGAGGTGCTGTAAAAGGAGGTTCTTTTGTGAAAGATGGAGGAACAGCCTTAGAGTACTTAATGGCTGATGGTTCTGTAACTATAGGTGGTGGTGCTCAAGATTTGAATACTGTTCTTTTTAATGGTAATGTGTCTCAGATTGATGCAAAAGTAGGAGGTATATTTTTATATAATCCAAATGTTCCATCAGGACTTGGGTATGTTTATATTACAGGAGATAAGAATAGATTTAATTTCTATAATAATGCAAATGTAAATTATGCTAATATACAGCAAGACACTTTAGTTTTAATAGACTCTGTTGTTTCTACTCGTCAATTTCAAATTGCAAAACCTGCTGCTATTTCGGCTAACAGAATTGCAACTTTTCAAGATGCAAATGGAACGATTGCTTATCTTTCAGATATAACACCATCTCCTCTTACAACTAAGGGAGATTTATACACATTTAGTACGGTAGATGCAAGATTACCTGTTGGAACAAATGGTCAGATTTTATCTGCTGACAGTGCAGAAATAACGGGGTTAAAATGGATTAATGTTCCGGCTACTGATGTTACCAATGTAAGTGCTGTTATGGTTAATCCAAGTCAGACTGTAGTTGTAGCAAATCCAACCACAACTCCTCAGATTACTATTGATGACACCAACTTTACCTACAATAAGTTTATGGTTAATCAGTATGGTTACTTACTCCCTTCTGATGTTAATGTTCTTTGGGATAATCTTCGTGTCGGAGGAACTCTTCTTGTTACAGGTACAAATACTGCCTTATCTGAAAATCCAATGGGGCAGCAATTTACTACAGCAACAGCAGTTAGTTCTGTAACAGGGTTCTTTGGAACTAACTTTGGTGGTACATCTTTTTTTGGAGTAAACTTTACTTTTGATTTCTCGTATAGATTCAGAATCAATACTACTAATGCAGCTCAAAGATTTTTTGCAGGGCTTTCAAATATGTACGCCACAGCAACTCCAACAAACATTGAGCCTACAGCTATGATAAATAGTGTAGGAGTAGCTAAATTGCAAGGAAGTCCTAATTTATTTTTTATATGGAATGATGCTACGGGTACTGCATCATCTCTTGATTTAGGGTCAGGTTTCTTAGGAACAGATACTGCAAGTACATATAGAATAAGAATTTGGAAAACATCAGGTATTCCTGTAATAAATATTCAATTAACAAAAGTCGTAAACTCAACAGGTGTTACTACCACTACGAGTGTTCTAACTATAACCTCGGATTATAATACAGGAGTAAATCATCACGCTGCAATATGGATGGGGAATAATACTGCTGCAACAGGTGCAGTATCATTTAAAAATTACGGATGCGAATTATCGAAACGTAATCTTATAAATGCATAAATTAAATTTAATCAAATGGATATAAGAAAAATATCAATCGGACCTGACTATAAGAGTGGTGCAATGCACTACTTAGTTGGTCAAAAAATTCTCGGAGATTCAAACGAGATTCATCATATTAGACGACAAGCGGAAACGGGAAACGTGTTAATTTTTATTATTAATAAAAAAGAAGAGGTAGTTCTATGGAAAGAGTTTACCTTTGCTATTCCAATTTCAATCGAATTTAATATAGACTTTTAATGAAATCTCCATTCTACTTCATAGTTAAGCCTATGAACGGAAAGCGTTATGACAATACAAAAGACATAGGAGGAACTGATTTTATTGTCAGTACTTCAGAAGAGGACCATAAATTCTCTAATAGATATGCTAAAGTTGTCGAGCTTCCAATAGGCTATACCGGTCCTATATCAATAGGAGACACTCTTCTTGTGCATCATAATGCATTTAAGTTTTATAACGATATGAAGGGTCGTCAAAAAAGCGGTAAAAGTTTCTTTAAGGATGATTTATTCTTTATAGAAACAGACCAATTCTTTTTATATAAAAAAGATTCTTCTTGGAATGCGTATGACAAATATTGCTTTGTTAGACCAATTGCTGCTACAGATTACTACATAAAAAAATTCATAAAAGAAGAACCTTTAATGGGGCAGATGGTATATCCAAATGAGTACCTATTAAGTCAAGGCGTAAAAGAAGGGGATTATATTTGTTTCTCTCCCGATAGTGAATATGAGTTTACTGTTGATGGAGAAAAACTGTATCGTATGTATGACCACCAAATAACAGTAAAGCTATGATAAATATTGTAGATGATTTTTTGGAACCAAATGTTTATCAAGAGGTTTACGATAATTTATTTCATAATCAATTTCAAGAAATTGAGTTAGGAGATAAAAAGTTTTGGGTTCAATATAGCAATAAAGACTTTGACAAATATATTGTTGAAAAACTATCCGCTATAGATAGCGTACAGAGAGAATGTTTGTTAGGATTCTTTAGGGTGGCAACTGAAGAGTTTGATACTGATTGGAGAATCCACGCAGACTCAAAAGTAGGCGATATTAGACCCGAAAGAGCACTTGTGCTATATATATCCCCATCTACAAAAGAAGGACTGCACGGAACAGCTTTTTGGAGGCATAAAGATGTAGGCTATGAGATGCCCTTGGATGTTTCTAACGAAGAGGCTGATAGGTTTCTTTCAGAGGAAGCAAACAATTTAGATAATTGGGATTTACATTCTGTAGTAGGATATAGACCCAATCGTGCTCTTATGTACCCTTCTAATTACTTCCATAGTAAATATCCTAACACAGGTTGGAAAGAAGGCAGAATGGTGTATGTAATGTTTTATAGATAACAATTAAATCAAATCAAATATGAATCTAATACAATTTGACAACGTAATTAAAAATCCTGAACAATATTTAGAGGAAGTAATTAAATATGAGTTTGTAGATGAGCAAACAGGAGAAAAGGCTTTTGGAGATATACAACAACGAAATGAGAAAGATGAGTTCTCTGATTTTGTATTATCTATGTTTTTAGGATATGAAATAACTTTAAATTTTATATTGAATAATGCTTTGGGAGACTTACCAATAAATGATGAGTCAGCAAATATTATTTGTTTTCTATATTTAGATAAAAATGGTTCTGAAGAAAATTTAACTGATGCTACTTTATTTATAGATGATAGAGATTATCTTGTGCTTAGAACCTATAACAAATTTAATAGAATGGTTGCTTTTGACAGAAACTCTATTAATTTTTTAAATCAAGTTGGATTGGTGCAAGTATTATTCTTAAAAAAAATCAAATGACAGCTAAAGAAACAAAATTAAAAATTATTGCTGCCGGTCATAAAGCAGTATTAGAACTTATAAAAGTAGCCGAAGAATCTATCTTGAATCCTGATATGGAAGGAGATGATTTAGCTGCTGATAAGTTAAAAAATGCAGCAGCTACAAAAAAATTAGCTATATTCGATGCTTTTGAGATTCTTAATAGAATAGAAGCTGAAAAAGAAAGCATTGAGATGTCGGAAAAAGGAGAAAGTAAAACTGATTCAAAACAAGGGTTTGCAGAAAGAAGGTCTAAATAGTTTATATACTGTAGTCAAGGATTACATACCTTCCCATTCTATTACTAAAAAGAATGGCAATAAGTCTTGGCTGTATGGCTACAACGACCAATACGATGTTGTAGTTATTTCTAAAACAGGAGAAATAGGAAGTGTTGTAAAAATTGCAGGACTGTATATCGCATTACCTCCGGTTCCAAAAAAGTGTCTTCAAAGACACACTACTACATCTGAACAACATTGGGAGAGAGAGCCGCTTCCAAAACAACTCTCAAGAATACAGTCAATATTTCAATGGAATGAAATGCCATCTGACTTTAAAAATAGATGGGTTGATTATATTGAAAATGAATTTGATTGTAGAGAAAATGGTGTGTGGTTTATGAATAACGGTGTTCCGACTTACATAACAGGTTCTCACTATATGTATCTTCAATGGGCAAGTATTGATATTGGTTATCCTGATTTTCGTGAAGCAAATAGAATATATTGGATTTTTTGGGAAGCCTGCCGGGCAGACTCAAGAAGTTTTGGTATGATATACCTAAAGATTAGGCGTTCAGGATTTTCATTTATGTCTTCTTCTGAATGTATAAATGTTGGTACTCTTGCACGTGATGCAAGGATTGGAATCCTATCAAAAACAGGGTCGGATGCTAAAAAGATGTTTACTGATAAAGTAGTTCCAATAAACAGCAGACTTCCATTTTTCTTCAAGCCTATTATGGATGGTATGGACAAGCCTAAAACAGAATTAGCTTTTCGTGTTCCGGCATCTAAAATTACCAAGAAATATATGTACGACACTGAAAATGAAATCATAGAAGGGTTAGATACATCAATAGATTGGAAGAACACAGACGA